CTCTAAGCATACCCGTAGGCGTAGGGGTATTTGGCGTCCGTCTCTGAGACGAAGATGACCGTGTGGACGCCGGTGTTCGCGTCGTAGCTGGTCTCCAGGCATAGACACTTCAGCCCGTCCAACACGAACTCAGGTTCGGTGATCGTGAAGGCTGAGCCGGGCCCGATGCCCTGCATGTAGGACTTGAGCGGGATGCGTCCCGAGATGCCCTCACGGGTATGGGCGAGCGCCAAGCACATCAGTTCGGCCGCCTGCTTGGCCCTGTCGACGTAGCTATACGTGACGGGCACCGACCGCTTGCGGCCGCCGTCCTCTGTCACCCACTGGGATGACGAGACCTCCGGCAGGGCCGTCATCTTCCATCCGTCAGCCTCTGACAGATAGGTCGCAACTCCGGTGTTCTTCCGGTCGAGGTAGCTGGCGCTGGTGTCGAGTTCGATAGGCCCAGCCGTATCGGCCGCCGTGATTGTGGCCACACTGACGCGCGGAGCCGCCCTATGGATGCACGACGCCTTGCCCGCACGCTCGATGTAGTAGGCCCCGCCCGCCTGCAAGAAGGCGTCCAGCACCTGAGCCTTGTCATCATCGGTCGAGGGCCAGGCTGCACACGTCCAGCCATGCGTGTCCGCGATGTTGGCCGCTTCAGTGAAGGCGGCGACGTCGATATTCTCCCAGCGGGTGCCGATGCCTCCGACCTGATAGTCGACCTGCGGCGCCCCCTTACCGGTCGGGCCTTCCCAGAGCCCCAGAAGCCACTTCACCGACCACAGGATCGGGTTCGCGCTGTAGGCCCAGGTGGACGGATCATTCAGACGCTGAGGCCCGGCTCCGCCTGGATAGGTGCTGTCCCGGCGCCAGTCGTAGACGCGCAGCCCGCGGATGATCGTGCGCGGCTTGGGATACTGGCCCTTGTAAGCAGACTGCTTGCTGTTCTCGGACAGCGTGAGGATGAAAGCGGCCTTGCCGGACAGCTTGTGGCTCGCGCCCCAGTTCGGGAGCGAAGCCCCGTCTTGAAGGCCTGACGGCGAGGCGAGGTACGATCCCTCAGGCTGGAAACCCAGCTGCGTCCTGCGCCACATGACATAGGCATAGTAAGAGCTGTTGGCCTTGCCGCTGGCGTCGAAGGTGACCGGGATGTCGTTTGCCGTGAAGCTCTCGAAGGCGTCAATCGGCCCGGCATCGGACACGACCGTGACCGCGCTGAAATACATGCGGTCGTTCGGTCCATAGGCGGCCTTGTGGCGCAGGTCGCCACCCACGGCGATCCGTCCCGCGGCGAAGTGCAGAGGGCCGTTCGGATCACCGACCCAGCCAAGTGCGCCACCTGCGCTCGACACCTTCGGCTGCGAAAGAGAACCGCCGATGCTGGATACAAGACTGCCGACCGAAAGCAGGGCTCCAGCCGAGACGCTGAAGCTCCCCACCGACAGGACAGCACTGGTCGCGAGGCTGGCCGAACCGAGCAAACCGACGCCGGCGCCCATCGCCAGCGCCATGCCTCCAGTAGCCACGACCGCACCGACGATCATGATCGCCGTGCCGACCGCTTTCACAGCCTTCGCCATCAGACCATCCAAATCTTCAGGGGGACAAAATCGGGGGCGAGCTTGATCGACACACCGACATCAGCGCCGTCCTGGTAGCCGCTGACGTAGCCGTCCCCGAGGTAGACCCCGATGCTGCAGCCGAAGGCATCGTCACCCGGCATCGCCACCAGATCGGCCGGGCGGACCATGGAGAACGGGATTGCCAGCAACCCGGCCGCGTCCACGCCCTCAATGAGAGAAGCGAAGCCCAGCTTGCGCATGGCGCGATAGGCCCCCGCTTCGGAGCCCCACTTCACACCCTTGAGCAGACCCGTGGACTGCTTGCGAAGATGCATGACGTAGCGGGCCTGACGCACGCAGTCGTACTGCTTGAAATCGAGGGGCTTGCCGATGAAGCGCACAGCACATTGCTGGGCGACACGCACCCTTTCATCCCAGATGTTCATGAGACCTCAGACTTGGTTTTGGATGACGCCAGGCCAGTCGCGGAAAGCGCCGCCGCCTCCCCCGCCGGGCGCGGGACGGCTGGAGCTGATCGCCCCAGGAGGCGCCTCTGTGCGCCAGTAGTCGGCATCGGTCAGGCGCGAGACATTGGCGTGGCCCAGCTCGCCCCAGATCTTCCGGTGCATGGCGTCGTTCGCGCGCCAGTCCGTATTCGGGATCAACTGCAGTTCGGACTCGGTGCCGCACTCGATGACGACCGACCAACTGCTCTCGTCGACGCTGAACCGAGCCTTGTCGTATTGCCCCTGGAACTTCAGGAGGGGTTGGCCGATCAGGAGCCCCGTCGCCGGATCGATTGACCCTTCCCACCACTGCACTAGGCCAGTCTGATTAAGCGGATCGGCCAGAGCCGCGACAGCGACGTCGCTCTCGGCATTGATCATCAGCTCAGAGCGGGTCGTCGTGCCGGAACCGCCCTCGGTCAGTTGGCCAATGGTGTCCAGAGACCCGATGCCGGGATGCGCGGCGAGGTAGAGTTCGCCCCCGTAGACCGCGAACCCGCCGTCCGTCAGCCTCACCACGCCAGAGCGCAACTCCATCCGAACCAGCACGCACGGCACATAGGCGGGCTGGCGCTGAGCGTTGGAAAGGACCGGATCCATCAGGCGGTCTCTCTCACCTTGAACTGGATCGCGACCAGCCTATCAACACCGACCTCCCAGCTTTTCATGTCTCGCACGAAGCCCTCGATCATGGGGGCAGCCAGCTTCACCACATCGTTGTCCTGCGGAGGGAAGCGCAGCATGGTCCGTAGTTGGATTTGCGCCTGCCCCGATGTGTTCGCAGTGACGTCGGCCGCCGCCCGATAGAGATAGTGGCGCCCCAGGGTGACGACGTTCAGGAACTGGCCCTTGCGGACCACGTAGCCGGGGGTCAGGCCATCGACAGTCAGGAAGATGCCGCCCTGCCCTGCCCCGTTCACGCGCGGAGCGCCTGGCGATCCAACGTCGAACCCCGGCTGATAGACCGCCATGAGAACGGTCGCGCCCTCAGCGTTCAGGTCGTCCCATGTCATTGAGGTGACGTAGCTCATGGGCGGCATGGTGAAGGTCAGGGCGTATCGTGAGCCTTTGCGCTGGCGCTCCTGCTCATCGCCCCCAAGAGCCGAGACCAGTACGTTCTTGTTGGTCAGCAGTTCGATGCCCATGCCCGCAGGCGCGGGACTGGAGGGAAGCGTCAGAACCGGCATTACCGCCCCCTGCGATAAGGCGCGATCCGAACGGCCCGCTGCCGCTGACCCTCGCTCGCTTGATATGACGCCACCCCGGCCTGGGCCGACAGGGGCGCAGCCGTCTCCGTCGACAGTGTGATGAAGCTGTCCCGCTCCGGCCTGACGATGACCTCGTGTTGGACGCGCTGGACTTGAGCCTGGCCGCTTCCGCCCGAAGCCAGAGCCCCCAAAGGCATCGCGAACCCGTTTCGCGGCATGAGGATGTCCTCGGGACCGTGCTCGCCGACGCGATACCAGTTACCGCCGCTCATAGCGCCGCCGGTCGCCCGTCCCCCGCCGAAGTTGAAGAAGGAGCCGATGCCGCTGGCGATGGACGACAAGAAACCGCCGCCCTCTTTGCCCAGGCCCTTGGCCGCATCGGTCAGCAGGTCGAACAGATCGTCCGCTAGATTATCGAGCATCCGCGTCGTGAAGCGGTCGGCGAGGTTGTCGAAGAAGCCGCCGAGGTCGCCGTTGATGGCGGCCTTGATCCCATCGGTGAAGGCGTAGCGGAACTCGTCACGCATCCGGCCGGTCTGGTCCGCCGTGTCCAGGCGCTGCCACTCGTTTTCGGCCTGGGCGCGGCGGGCTTCAGCCGTCAGTTCAGGCCGCAGCGACAGCAGGTCGTTGATCCGCTGTTCGATCCACAGCTCGCGCTCCCGCTCCTTGATGCGGTCAGGGTCGCCTTCCAGTCGCGCGATCTCGGCTTCAAAGCCCAAGCGGTCGAGGAGGAGGTCGTTCTGGTGCCTGGCCTGCTCTCCCAGCTCCTTCCAGAACTCGATGCTTTGCTTCTCCCAGGCGGCGATCTGTTCGTTCTTCGCCAGCGCCTCGTTCATCGCCGCGACCTGGGCCGTCGCCCTGAACTCGGCGTCGTCGTAACCGGCCCGCTCGAACGCAGCAGTCAGGCGCGCGATGTCGAGCTTTTCCTCCGCAGCGCGGATGCTCGCCTTGTCGCCTTTGGCCCGAGCGAGATCCAGTTGGTTGCGCAGTTCCAGTTCTTCACGGATCCGGGCTTGGTCGCGGGTGCGGTCGGCTCGTTCCGCAACACGGCGCGGGGCCGTTGGAGGAAGGGTGATGTTGCCGCCGTCCGAGCGGTCGGTGCGCGCAGGCGTCGCCCTGTTCCCGCGATCCATCAACTCGCGGCCATAGGCCAGACGCCGAGCATTGAGCGCGTCGAAGTGCTCCTTCGCGTCGATGTACTCTGGCGGGTTGAGGGGGTTGATCCGAGAAGACGAGGGCAGGTTTGGCGCACCTCGGGCCAACACGCTCCCGGTTTCGCGGGCCGAGAGCGAGCGGTATGACGCGCCCTCGACCTGTCGTGCTCGCACGATCTGACCCGTCATCTTGTCCGGTGAGCCGTAGCGGCTAATGAGAGCGGCCTGCTCCTCAGCAAGCTGCTGATCCTCTCGACGGATGCCCCGCGAGGTCTTGTTCTCTAGATCGCGCCAAGCGTCCATGGCGTCGGCCAGCGTGCGCGCCAGCTCTGCAACAAGGCTGATCGCAGTCAGAATGACCGGCGCCAGGTCAACGAACGCGCTCTTCAGGTTCACGTCGATGACCTGGGCCAGCGTATCGAGTTGCCCTTGGGCCTCGCTGGCGCGCTTGATCATCTCCTGATCCATCACGATGCCAAGCTGGCGGGCTTCGTCCCGCAGGGAGGCGACATCGACGGCGCTATCGCGTAGCGCAGCCGACAGCGAGCCAAGGCCCAAAGCCTCTGCAACCGCCGCGCGCTCGGCTTCAGATTTCAGGCCTTTAATCCGATCAACGACCGTATCGAGCGCTTCCTCGGTCGACTTGAACGACTTGAGTTGCTCCGGCCCGATCTGGATGAGACTGAAAGCCTTGGCTGCCTCCTTCGAAGTACCGGCCGTCGCCTGAGACAGCTTCTTCGCAAAGGACTCAAGCGCCCTATCAGCGGCGTTCGTTTCCTCCCCTGCCTGCTTGGCGACGTAGCGCCACTCCTGAAGAGCGTCCGTCCCGACCCCCATGCGCTTGGCCGCATCGGAAATGTCGTTGGCCATCTTCTGGCCCGCGAGGCCGAGGTTGAAGGCGCCAGCCACGGCCAGGCCCAACACCGTCACGAGCGCGGTCACGGCGGTAGCGGCAGCGGCCGCCATTCGACCGATCCCGGCGCCGATCCGCGAAGATGATCCGCCGATGTCTTGTTCGGCCTTCTCGCCAAAGCCCTTGAGGTCGGCCTCGGCCTGCCGAAGATCATCCTTCATCTTCTGCCGGGTAGCCCGCAGCTCGAACTCGGCCGAGCCGACGACATTGCCTTCAGCCATGGAGCCTCCAAAGAAAAAGGCCCGCCGGAGCGAGCCTTGGGTGCAGCCGCAGACTCGACTCGAGGCCTGCGGAGCGGGTAGCTATGCAGCACTCGACAAACGGCGTTAGATTTTGGGCTTCAACGATATATACGAGCCCCGGTACGCAATCTTCGTGGACGAAGCTGGCGACCCGGGCATCAGGAACGTTTCACCGCTCCACCCGAACGGTAGCTCGGAATGGTTCACGATGGCGGCCGTCGTGATCGATCAGACGCGAGACGCCGACACCGTTGAATGGGTGCGATCTATCAAAGAGGCCGTCAGGCAAACTCAGCGAGCCGACCTTCATTACGCCAAACTGCCTATTGGCGGGCGGCGCCGTGAAGCGTGCGAAATGCTGTCAGCTCTGCCTTGCCGTGCCTTCGTAGTGGCGTCGCACAAAATCAATATGAGCGGCTTTGAAAATTCGAGAGCGGCAAAGCGGGACTCGCAGAACTTCTTCTACAACTGGGTGATGCGTGTCTTATTGGAGCGATCTACCAACTGGATCCGCGAACACTCGCTCAGGACATACGGCGAGGTTCATAAGGCGCGAGTAGTGCTCTCGGCGGCGGGAGGCCTTCGCTATACGCAGACGGTGGCCTACCACGAGCTTCTGAGGATGCAGTCGCAAGGAAAGGGCCCGTATCTCAACAAGGGCAACATTGCTTGGGACGTCATCAGCCCATCGCTTTACGAGACCGTGCAGGCCAATCGAAACGCTGGCGTTCAGTTGGCGGACTTAGCCGCCAGTGCATTCTATCAGGCTGCGAATGCGTCAGCACGGAGTTGGGATTTAGAACCTGCTCTCGCCTTGCGAAAGATCATCCCAACGAAGCGAAAGTCTGCGGCCAACTGCGGCGTGACGCTCATGCCGCTTAAGCCGTCCGACCGGCGCTTGGGGCCGGATCAAAAGCGCATCTTCGAAGCTTACGGCTACAGACTTTGAGGAAAGTTGGCGGGCCTGGCCTTCCATCCACCATGCAAGCTTATAGGCCGACAATTCCGACGACCGTCCGACATGATTGCTCACCGCGACCTGCCGGTGAGCGAAGGGTGTTCCAGCGTTCCCGCCGCTCAGGATTCTACGAAATATCGCGAGTCCGTCAACTGACTTAGTTCTCTTCCTCAGTCATGGTGATCTGCTGGGCGCCTGATAGTCTCCCGCCATGGCCAACGACCCCGACGACCGCTTCGCCGACCTGAACGAGCGCATCAGCCGCCTGGAGCGGAAGACACCCAAACCTGATGTGGTTGTTCGACAACGGCCGCCGTCGCCGCCCCCACGCAAACTCGGACCGCGAGAACTGTTCGCCCGGCGATGGTTTCGACGCGCGGTGCTCGCGTGGTGCCTGCTGCTCTGGGCCCTAATGGTCCTGCAAGGAAAGGGCGAGATGTCGGTCGTGACGATGATCCTGACCTTACCCCTTTGCATCGCCGTCGGCCTAGGCGTCAACGTGCTCTATTGGGACTATTGGGAGTTCGGGAGAGGCATCGTCAGTCGCATTCTACGGCGGACGAGGGATGCTCCGTGAGATCGACCGCAGTGAAGGTGATCGCCTGGGGCTCAACGATCAATCAGGATTGAGTTGCGAACCCTGTACCACCAGAAGGAAACGGCTCCGACTACAGCACCGCCTGACGTGTAGCCCAGGAGAACCAGCAAACCTGAGCCAGGAAGGAAAAACAGACTGGCGCAGGCGCCCATGAGCGCACCTTGGCCCGCTGCCAAGCCGATCATAGCCCTCTGCGTTACAAGGCCGCTCAGGATGATCTCGAACACGAGGATCATGCATAGGCAGAAAAGAGCGCCAACACCGAAGAGTGGATAGACCTTCTCGCCCATGAGCATGCCGCCTAGACCTGCAAAGGCCACGGCCAGCACCGCAAAGACGACAACGGTTGGACCAATGAAGCGGGGGATGGGCTTGGTCATGCCGAAGCGAGGCTAGGCGGCATCGGGGGCTGGCTCAACCTCAATCCCCATCGACGCCGCCATGCGATGGAGCTTAGCCCGCGCCATGGTCATCTCCAAGGGGCCGTTGCCGGTGCGCCCGTTAGCCTTGTAGGCTGCGGGCGTCGGCGGAGGGAATCATGGCGGGGCTGCTCGTAATCATCATCTGGATGGGGTGCGTTTACCTCATCCTAAAGGGCGTCTCGATCCTTCAGATCGGCATGGCGTCTAACAACGCCAACCGCGGCGGCCTGATAGCGATTGGGTTCGCCGCCCTCACGGTGTCGATTATCGCCGCCCTCTTCTTCCTTAGGGCGTCGGGCGAGCAAGCCTCCGCGCTTTCAGGCCTCGCCGGGTTCTGACGCGTCTTCTTCGACACCCAGGCCGTGCATCATCGCGAAGCTGGCAATCAGCGCGTCCCCGTCTGAAACAGCCTCTTCGCGGGGTTCCAGATAGTGCCTGAGCGAGGAGAGCCGCTCCTCTCGGGCAAAGCGCTCGCTCCACCACCCCATCGCCATAGCTCTTTCCATAGCCTGGCGGTGCGCCTCGTGAATAAGCGTCCGCGCCACGAAGGGAGTGCAGCGCCAGAACCTGTCTTCTCTCATTCCCGCCCCTAACGCCGCGAGAAGAAACGCCTCCACCACGTCGCGCGGCGCGTCCGAGGGTTTTCGGGAGCCTCTTCGGCAGACCTCCCGTCTGGGCCGTACTGCGCCAGTTCCCAGGCCCGCCAAAGCGCCTTCATCGTGGACGCCATCGGATAAACCGCAATCGGCGCGCTGGCTACCTCTTCGGCAGTGATTGCGCCGCTGGTCAGCGCCTCCAGAAGCTCGGCCCGCGCGGTCGCGGAAGCCTTCTTGCCCTTCTGGAGCGCGCGAAACTGCGTGATGAACCAGTCATGTCCGTGTGCATCGAGCACTGCGAACGTCAGTTGGAGGGCCACCGCCCGCCCGCCCGGCAAGGGAAGGCGGACGATCCCTTCGCGAAGGTCGGAGGAATCGCTCATCAGGTGGCCGGCCCACGAGCCGGCGCCGCCTTGGGCATGACCGAGACATCGCTCATCATCTTACCGTCAACGCTGTGGCTCTCGCCGATCACGACGCGGCCGACAAAGACGGTGGCCTTGGTCAGCCCCTTCAGGCGAACCTTCACATCTTCAGCCGAGGCATAGGCGGTGAACAGCAGCTCCTGCGTCGCGTCCCCGGGCTGGAGGTGCATCTGGAAGGTCAGCGGCGGGTTGGTGCGGGCGCCGTAGAGCGTTTCGGTCTCGCCCACCGGCGTATCGAAGTCGGTGGCGTCGGTCTCGCGCGGCGTGCCGCCCGTGTACGAGGCCGTGGTGACGCCGGGGATGACGGTCCAGTCGGGGGTATCAGTCGCCGAAGTGTCGATCTCGACCTTCACAGCGCCTTGGACGAGAGTTGCCATTGCTCAGCTCCTTTGCAGGCATGGAAAAGGCCGCGCACAGCCTGCCCTGGGCGCGTTGGGGATGACCGGCTGAGCCGGGGTTCAGGTGTTGACGAGATCCAGGCGGATCGTGACGCGGCGGCCGGTGTAGGCCTCGTCCGTCGTCGGGGATTGGACCGGGCCGGTGACGCGGGCCACGTCGCACTTGCCGCCGGTTACGACGAGGTCGCCGGGGCGGTTGTGGAAGAGGTCGCGGACCTTCCGCATCAGCGTGTCCAGTTGGGCCGCTGAGCCGGTCCGGCGCTGATAGCCGCGCACGTCCTGCACGATGAAGCGGCCGGTCTCGGTGAAGGTCTCCATCGCCACGTCAGAGGTCGGCACAGCGATGATCAGGAACGGCTTCGAGGGCTTCGGTTCCTGGCTCAGGAAGTCGTCAGGCGCCGCCTCATTGAAAATGGCCGCGCCACCCTGCCAAACGGCAAGAGCGGCGCGGACATCGGCATCACTGGACAGCCGCGCGAAGATAGTCGCGGTGGAGTTCATTCAGGCGCCCTTCAATTGCGGCGACGACCTGTCGTCTAAACGAGGCGTCAACAGGCTTAGGCAGCGCAGCGATCCAAAAGTCAGCCAACAGTTCGGCGATGTGAGCCATTTCAATCTCCATCAGCTCGGAATTGAGCCAATGAATCATGCCGTCACGACGCCGTAGCGCCTTCAACAAAAGCGCTCTGCAGGTCATCGGCATGGTCGGTAGCCAACAGTCGGAGAAACGGGCGAGGCGCGATCCTCTCGGTCCCAACCTCCAACGCGTGGGCATAATCACCGTTCGCCACCACTCGGCCGACGATGTCGTCGCCATCCCGGCGCACCTGCGTGTCGGCTTGGGTCGCGTTGCGCAGGCGGCCGGTGTCGACGGCGGGCGGCTCACCGGGGGCCGACGCTTGGTGCTTCCCGTAGATGCGGCCTGTTCCCGGGCGTGACAGGTTGGCCTTGGTGATTGCTTCCCCCGCCAAGGCGGCGCGCTGGAGGCCCTTCACGGCCTTCTCTTCAGCGATTCGCTCCAGTGCGGCGAGGTCGATCGTAACGGTAGCCATCAGCGCCCCTGAACCTCCCAGGTCGCCTTAGCCGGATCGCGAGATAGGGCGACGATCTGCCAGTCCCGACCTTCAGCGGTGATGGTGTGCCCGACAGCCGGAGCCACGCTCAGACTTGCCGCCAGGATGATTATCTTTCGGTCATGGGCCGGAATGCCCGCCGTCGCCCGCCGCATGTCGCTGTAGTCGTCGACCAGCGCCTTGCAGGGGTATGAGGTCGGGGCGCCCGGTATCCAGCCGCCCTGCCCGTCCGAGGTCGGCTCGCCCGGCACCTTCAGCACGCCGTCGCGGAACACGTCGCCCAGCGCTTCAGCGATCACGTCGGGCAGGTCGTCGAGGATGCTCATGACTTGGCCAGCCGGACGTTCACGCCGGAGCCGATCGGATAGGCACCCGCATAGCGAAGCAGGCCAGACACCAGAGCCAGCCGCGCCGCGCTCCGGCTCTCAGCCGAGGATGTTTCGTATTCCACGGCAACGGAGCCGGCCTTCACCGACTTGCGCGCCGCCTGGGCCGCCTTGTCGCCGCCGATCAGGGGCGAGGTCAGGGACAATCGGGCCGCCTCGATGACGGCCTCGCTGATCTGCTCCTCGACCGCAGTGTTGGTCTTGGCTGGCGGCCGGTAGGAGGCCCGCACGTAGGCCGATGCGTCGAGAATGGCGCCGCCCTTCTGCTCAGGCGTCAGGGCGGCCCAATCGGACCAGCCCCGAGCCTGAGCGAAAGCGTCGGCCTGATCGACCGTAGCGAGCGGACCCGAGGGCCAGCTCACCGCGCCATTCTCGACGATCAGCATCAGGCGTCGCCGTTCTTAGGCTTCGACGGGCCTTCGCCGGCCGTCTTGGAAACAGCCTTGGGAGCGCTGCCGCCGACCTTGCCGTCGCCGTCAGGATCGAACTTCGACACCTGCTCGCGCAGCTGGCGGATCTCTTCGTCCTTGGAGGCGATGGAACGGCGCAGGTCTGCGTTCTCGTCGTTGGCCTTCTGCAGGTCGCTGTTCGCTCCCTTCGACGGCTCCCCGGCTTCCGCGTCGGACTGGAAGATTTCGGTGGCCTCGCGCTTGGCCTCCTTCTTCTCCAGAGCCGAACGCTTCTGCGCGGCGGTCTCTTCCTCGGCGGTGTCCGGCTCATGCGGGCCAGTCGGGGCGCCGACGATGGCGAGGGCTTCTTCGCGCGCGAGACCATCCTTCAGGATCGGACCATCGGGACCGCGCTTCACCGCCCAGGTGCCGTTGCCGTTGTTGTGCGCAGTGAGCGCGATCTGACCGTCCAGCGGAGCGCTGATCGGGACGTTCTTGTCGGTGTCGGCCATCGGCCGTCTCCTTCCATGAAAAACGCCGCGCGAGGCGGCCGTCAGGTTCAGGTTGCGAAGTCGATCAGCCGTTGGTCTGGATGAACGCCAGCGGGATGTTCTTGCGGTCGAACACGCGGTTCCAGTTCGACGCCGTGGCCAGAGCCGAGTAGCTCGGGGTGGCGTTGCTGCTGATCTGCGTGCCGGCGACAGCGAAGCCAGTCGGGTGGATGACTTCGTGGCGACGGTTCCACAGCGTTTCGACGCCTTCACCGTTGCCCTCGGCCTCTTCACGCGAGACCGCGTTCGGGGTCTTCGGCGTGCCGAGGCCCGAGCGGAAGGCCGCGTCCCCGAACAGGATCGAGGTGTAGGTCTTCCGGTTCGTGCCCTGAACCACAGGCATATCGTCGTCGATGATGACGCGCTTGCCTTGGAAGGACTCGTACAGCAGGCGGCCGGTTTCCGGGTCGTAGTTCTCGACCAGGGCGCCGATCTTCTGCATGCGGGCGTGGATGACGGAGTGAACCGCGATGGCGCGCAGCGAGCCCTTGGCGTCGCCCATCGTCTGGGCAGCGTCGATCAGCACGTCCGAGCCGAACAGTTCACCGTCGACCGCGTCTCCGCTGGCGTCGGTGGCGACGTTTTTCACCATGTCGCCGCCGTCGTTGGCGATGTTGTCGGCAAGGATGCCCTGGCAGATCTTGAGCAGGGTCGTCTGGTTCACGCCCGCCCAATAGTCCGCGATCTGGCTCGAAATGGCGTCCAGCGGGTCGCGGGCGATGAAGGCCGCCGTCAGGTCGGCCGAAGACCAGCCTTGGTTGCGCATCAGCTTCCGGGCGATCTCGTTCCCGGTGCCGATCTTCTTCGGCACGGCGACGTCGGCCGGGTTGTCCGAAGACGCGTTCGGTTCGTCGTTCGCCAGGCGCTTGAAGTGCGGCATGTTCACCAGGAAGCCCTGGCCCGCCATGAAGGCCGCGATGGCCGGGTCCACGACCATGACGCCGGCGGCCACGAAGGCGTTGCGGCGCGTCGATCGCTCGACGGTGTAGGTGTTGAAGTTCTCGCCGAAGACGAGATCGGAAAGCCGAGTGACGGCCATGTCGTTTCCTTTCGGTGGGATCAGACGCGGCCGTCAGAGGCGCGCGCTTCAGGGAGCGCCGAGGGTTAAGCCGCCTCGGCTTCGGCCATCAGGCGCTTCGCCAGGTCCGGTTTGTCCCGGGCGATGCGGTCCTGTTCGGTGAGGGAGAAGGACGCGCCTTGCTTCCAGGGGTTGGGGCCGGAGTGAGCGCCCTTGCCGCCGCCGGGGGCGCCGCCGCCGCTGTTGCCGGCCAGCACGAAGGGCTTGCCCTCGTCGCCTTCGGCCCAGAGCTTGATGGCTTCGGCCAGCGGGAGACCGCCCTTGTAGGCAACGGGCTCGCCGTCATCGTCCTTGAGCTCGACGCCTTCGCGCAGAAGGGCGGCGGCGGCCCGCTTCAGTTCGGGCTTCACGCGGGCTTCGTCCAAGGCAGCGGACAGGCCGTTGTCGATGACCAGCTTCTCGACCTGGCGCTCGGCTTTCTCAGCGCGGTCGGTGGCGGCTTGCAGCTCGCGGCCGTGCTTGGTCTCGAGTTGGGTGCGCACGGCTTCGACGTCGCCGCTGGCCTTGGCCTTGTCGGCTTCAGCCTGTTCCTTTGCGGCCTCGATGGCGTCTAGACGGGCCTGCATCTCCTTCAGCGCGTCGCGGTCGGCCCTGGCGTCCTTCTTCAGGCGCTCATGGGCCGACGCCAGCGCAGCGTGAGCGGCGGGATCGATCGGCTTGGGCTCGTCTTCGTCGCCAGCGCCGGGGCCGGCCGGCGGGTGATCGTCAGGCCCGCGGAGATAGCGGCCCATGGCGCGCTCGCGCGGCGTCATGCGGCCGATGACAGGCAGCACGGAGCCGCCGCCCAGAAGGCGGTTCTTGGTGGTGTTCATGGGTGGTAGTTCCTCCCGCTCAGCGGACAGAGGGGGCGCTGCTCAGCTCACGCCCTGGTGGATGCCCCGGCTCTGCTCGGGACATGAAAAAGGCCCCCGAGATGGGAGCCTAATGCCGTTCTGAATGGCGCCGCGAACCTACGTGACGACGACATGCTCGCCGCGCGCCAGACAGGTCGCGCAGACGATCTGCTTTTGGCCGCCGGTCGGCTTTCCGTTCTTCCAGACCATGCCGAGCTTCACCTCGATCATCGCGAGGCCTGTGCAGCGAGGGCAGCGGACAATCGGCGTGTCAGGAACCGACGCCTTCATGCGCTTCAGCGGGCCTTCTGGCTCCGGCGTCCCGTCGATGACCTTGAAGGGCGTGCTCACCCCGAAACTATAGGCCCTCGAACGCCGCGGCGTCACGCTTCTTCAGTTCCTCCAGCGTGAGCACCCTGCCCTTGCTGTCGACGAACCGGTCCAGCGTCAGCTTGCCCGACCGGAACAGCTGGGCCTTCCGGACGCCCAACACGTCGTTCTGAACCTCCACCGGCTGGCGCATCAGCCAATCCGAATAGGATGGCGCCTCAATGGGCGGCAGGCCCTTGATGACGGGGATGGAAGTGCAGCGGCACGCAATGTGTCGGGGCGACCAAGGGAAGGTCGCCAGCGGGTGGACCGTGTTGTGCAACGTCGCGCAGACGAGGCACGTCCTCGTTTCGAGGGTGGCGATGAATCGGGCCTCTTCGACCGCAAGCGCTTGGTAGGTTTCCTTTGATGCCACCGACGCCGTATGCGTCAGCGCCGTGCGAACCATCGCCTCAGCTCCGCGCCGGCTGATCTCAAGCACCCCGTCCTTGTATTGGAGCGCCCGCGTCCCTCTGATCTCGCGGACCAGCGCAGTGACCGACCGGCCTTCAACAAACCCCTGCCTCAGCGTCTCCCTGACGCGCTTGGCGGCGCCCGCTTCTGCTTCGTCCAGCCAGCCCCTGAGGTAGCGTCCTTGGAATGGACGGGCATTCACCGCAGCGACCACCTGGGCCGTTGTCGGTGCGTTCGTGACCGTAGCAAGGCCGACCGACCGCTGCCCAAAGTGGACCATTCGCTCCGTGAACAGCCGCTCGGCGTCCGCCAAGGCCGCCACATCCTCATTGAGCCGACCGCGCAGCACGGTCCATCCGTCAGACTGGAGCGCTCTGACCTCTTCCAGCAGCCGCTCCAACTGAACCGGATCGCGGCCTTCGTTGTCGGCCCGAAGGATGCGCTCGACCAGCCGTGCATCGGTGCGGTTCAGCAGCGCGAGGACCTTGCGGACAGTCGCCGTCGAATAGCGGGACAACGCGATCCTGTGCTTGACCGCCTCGTCGATCAGGCGCTCGGCTGGCGAGGCCATCAGGCAGCTTCCCGCTTAGCGCCCCGAGCCAGCATTTCGTCGGGCGCCGCCGTATCCAGCCACGCCTGATAGAGACCCTGGAAGATGGCCTGCATGGCGTAGGCCTCGAACTCGATAGAAGGCTCCTTCTCGCCCATGACCTTGCGCACCTCTTGCCAGATGTGCGTCGCCTCGTGGCAAAGCAGGCCGGCGACCTCGACGCGGGTCCGGCCGTCAGCGTGCTGGGCCTTGCCGAGCGTGACGATAATGCCGACCTTGCCGTCCTTCTGCGTGAAGGTCGTGGCGCAGCCATCATTGGCCGGATATGGCTCCTTGCAGCCCATCTTGCGCATCTCGCGCGCCCAGGCCTTCCGTGAAGGGCAGAAGCCGAAATAGACCGGCTGCCAACCCCGATCGCACCAGATGACGGCGGCGTCGCGCGCCAGAGCCTTCTTCATGCCGCGTCGTCCTTCAAGGTGCCGAGCCCTTCGCCTTCCTCGTCCAGCGCTTCCCGGTGATCCTCGAAGCTCTTGGCCGGGTCCACGATCTCGGCGCGCTGGAGGTTCTCGAACAGGTCTTCCAACGTGATGGCGCCCGACTGCCAGGCGGCGAGGAGAGCGGTCAGTTCCTGTGCGGAGAGGCCGGCCGGGTTCAGATCGGTGTTGAGCCAGTACTGGATGCCCTCGCTCGAAACTCCCGCCCAATCGGCCATGAAGGTCAGAGCCTTGGTCAGGCAGTCCGACAGGGCGTTGGCGATGCCAGAGACGACCGACGTCTCCCCTGCCCGCTCGATCCGCGCCGTCTCGGCTGCAATAGCCGCCCGGCCGGTCTCAAGCAGCATCCGGGCGCCCATGAGGGCCGCATCCTTCCGCTTCGCCTCAAGAGCCATGCGCAGCTCAGACAGGCCCGAGCCGGTGAACTCCATGAACTTGGCGTCGCCACCCTCGGTGACGATCAGGCCTTCGGACGAACCGAGCTTGATCGTCTCACCCTCACCGATATTCAGCCCCTTGAAGACCGGCGTCGGGTTGGCTGTCCAAAGCAGCGCCCATTCCAGCGCCGCAGAGTTGTTCAGGTGCGCGACGCTGATGTCGGCAATATCGTCCAGCGGCGGGCGGGCCGGATTGGGTTCGCCGTCGCGGGGGTTGCTGAAGAAGGCCGGGATGACGTTGAGCCGGGCGTTATGGCGCTTGGGCTCGATCGTCTCTCCGAACTGCGCCCACTGGCTATCGGTCTCGCGGAAGATGCGCTGGCGGTAGAAGCCGGCGTCATCCAGATCCAGCACGCGGACCTGGGCGACCTGCTTCAGCTTGAACTCGTCCGCCGCGTCCTTCTCCTCGACGATCTCCGCGACACGGATGTGCGAGAGCTTCAGCGCCGCTCCGATCTTCTGCACGCGGGCGGCAAGGATCGCCGTGGCGTCGTAGAGCTTCAGCGTGGGCCTGACACCTTCGGCCTCGGCGTCAGCTTTGGTCGCCCCGGCCGGAGCGTCGGGATAGTCCACCAGCACCATCACAGCGCCAGTCGACAGGATGCCGTCGAAGCCTTGCTCGGCGAAGCGGTCGATGTCCTGGCCGGAGCCGGTCACGTCGCCGAGGTAGGCGTCCAACGCAGTCAGGTTCGAGCGCGCCGGGGTCTTGCCGAAGACGAGCCCGCTGAAAGCCTCAGCCGTCCGCGCCGTCACCGGCAGATAGTAGGCCCCTTCGCGGAACCGCTGAGCCGTAGCCTCGTCGTGCCCCGGCAAGGCACGGATATAGCCCAGCGCATCCTCGCGGCCGCTCAGCAGGTCGTGGACCTTCTTCCGGGCGTCTGCATGGACCGCCCAAGCCGGATCGCGCGCGTTCACCGCCATCAGAAGCTGACCTTCACCTTGCGGGCGGGACGAGAACCGAGCGCCAGTTCATTGAAAGCATCGGCCGCGGCGTCGACCTGGTCGTCGTGAGCCGCTGACGGGAAGGTGCAGAGCTCATCGAGGAAGGGCTCAATCCAGGCGTCGCGCATGGGGTCCCCCGTCGTGAGGATGAAGACGTTTCCGGCCTCGGCCTGGGTGGCCAGGGCTGTGGCTCGGGTGAGCTTGGAGCCCGTGGGCTGTTCGTACCGGACGGTGTAGCCGGGAAGCTTCTTCACCAGCGTCTGGACGTAACCCTTGCCGGCCGCCCCGGGGTCCTGAGGAAGGCGGACTGTGACCTCTGTCGTGTCGGCCGCCGCCGTCAGCTTCAGCTGGGCCTCAAACTGCGCCGGGCTCCACTGCCCGACCTTGGCGTCGGTGAAGTAGTAGGTGGCCTCTTCGCCATATCCGACCTGCGTACAGCGGACGCCGGCGCTGGGGTCGCCTCCGCCTTCGGTGGCGCCCACGTCCCAGGCGCGGACGGTGCGCTTGGGCCCGGCGGGCATGACCGGGACCGGCTTGAACCACTCCCGTCGGAAGATGCCGCCATCCCGAGGCGACGGGCGCTGCTGATACTGACCGGCCCAGGCGTACGAGCCCTTGGCCTTCTTGAGCTTGGCGACTTCGGCCGCGGGGAAGCGCTCAGGGAAGAGAAGCTCGCCCTCGTCTGTCCGCGGGTCCTCGAAGAACAGTTCGCCGTCGACGTAGGTCCGACAGGCGCCGCCCGTCACCTTCCCGTCTTCGCCGATCCGCTCGGCCTCGAACTCCATCGGCAGGTTCAGGTGGACGAAGCCGATATCCAGTTCCAGCGCCACCGCCGCCACGTCCTTGGCGTGGAGCCGCTGCATGATGATGACTATGGCCGAGGTGGTGACGTCGTTCAGACGGTCGGAAATACCCTCGCGGAAGATGCGCACCGCATTGGCCCGCTCGGTGTCCGACTCGGCGGTCTCGGTCGAATGAGGGTCGTCGACCTTTACCCGGTCGCCCCGGCCACCGGTCATCGAACTGAACGGCCGCGCCTCGCTAAACCCGTTTTCAGTGTTCTCGAACTTGCCCTTGGCGTTCTGGTCGGCCCGAAGCTGGATCGGCCAGAGCGCCTGATACCTGTCGCTCTCTACCAGGCGCCGGAGCTTGAGGTTGTCCCGCAGGACGTTGGCCTGGCTGTAGGAGGTGGCCAGCGTCTGCAGGTCCGGCCGCGCCTTCGGGCCCCATTCCCATGCGGTCCAGAAGACCAGCAGCAGGGACTTCATCATGCCCGGCGGCACGGTCATCAACAGGAACTGGATGCGCCCTGCCGTCACCGCCTCCAGGTGCTTGCACATCGCGCGGAGCGCCCAGCCCGACTTGAACGGACGCTTGGGCTCCAGGATCGACCAATGCTCCTCGATAAAGCCGTGCAGGCTGTCGCAGCGGGCGCGGATCTCGCCCTGATGTTCGATCAGGCGCTTCCGGTCGGCCTCAGCCTTCCGACGCGCCCTCTCCGCCCTGATCTCCTCCAGCGTTGGCAGATCGACGAATGAAGCGCTCGATGACATCCAGCTCCTCGTCGCTCGCGCTTGTCAGGTCGAAGCTGTGTGATTGGCGGATCGGGGCGTCGGTCTTGTCGCCACCGACGTGGGCCAGCTTGTCGCCGTAGACGTGGCGGTTCCATTTCCCGATCAGGCGAAGCCGCGTGTCGATGCGGATGCGCTTGTCGGCCGGGTCGCCCTTGCCGTCAGCGATCTCCAGGCACTCATCGGCCATGTAGTGGGTGCCGTCGACCTTGGCGCGCGTGGAAAGCGCCGAAAACTCGGGGTTCTCGGCCTCCCACTTCCTCACGGTCGAGTAGGCGGGCATCTCGTCGTCGGCGCAGATGCGCGCCAGCGGCTCGCCCATGGAGAGGCGGCGGCAGATTTCTTCAGCCACGCTCTCATTGAAGAGGGAGGGACGGGCCATCGGCGCTATCCTTGCCTTGGGAACAGCTGCTTAGGCGCCACGTTGCGACGACATGAGCAATCTCGTTGCGAACATCGTAGGGTCGGCCGCTGCAGTGTGCTCGATCACCAGCTTCGCCCCACAGGGCCTTAAAATCTGGAAAGAGCGAGACGCTTCGGCCGTGAGCCTGAAGACCTACTCGCTGACCGTGACCTGCTTCGTGCTTTGGGTGATTTACGGCGTCATGACTAGCGCCTGGCCCGTCACTGTGGCCAACGCCTGTGCCTTGGTGATGGCGTCGGGTGTGCTCTTGATGAAGTGGCGCTTCAGGAATGGGGATCCGGAAGCGAGTTAGATCGGGCTTTCACCTTCTCGCTGCCATTCACCCGCTCCGCGACGCCCGCCGCCTCCAGGCGATCGGCAGCCTTGGCATCCTTAGCGTTGAAGGTGGCGCCGGCGGCGGCCGAGCCGTCAGCCAAGGAGAAGCCGACGAGGGCTTTCATGGGGACCATGGATAATCCTCCGATTGCCATTGGCGCGCGGGCATGCACACTTTCCATGCCGCGCACGGGAGGGCGATATGCCAGCACTGACTGAGATGGATCGTGTCGCTCTGGAGGACCTCGAGCGTGAGGAACTTGCGCCTGGCACGGGATTGATCAGCCAAGGCCACTGCGACCAGTTGGTGGTTCTTGGGCTGGCCAGCGGATCGTGGAAGACCGGGTACAGCCTTACCGAGGACGGCCGACGCGCTCTGAAAACGGCGCGGGATAATTCTGGAGACTAAACCCGCCAGCCATTTCCGTAGGGCCGAACATGGTCAGCGGGGCACGAAAAAGGCCCGCCGTTTCCGGTGGGCCTCTGTGATCACTTGGACTGCTTCGATCCGGCAGCGGCCTTATCGACCAGGTTCTTCACGCTCGGATTTGCAGCGTTTGTCTTGGGCGTAACCTTCTTCGGTTTGCCTTTGGATTCTTTCATGGCGCTTGGCCTTTCATGTGCCAAGGCACCCTATCAGGTGGATCCCTAGCAAATGAGGCGGCAATGTCCCGGCCTCGGAAAAGGTCCCGGACACAGAGTTTGGGACCTATCTGTTTCGGGTCACTTTTTGCACTATTCTGATGGACGGTCGCGGCTCCGCCTGTCGCGTCGTTCAAGGTTATCGTTCAAGCGCTGAAGCTCTTCGATGACTTGCCGGTGGCGGCGCTGTTCAGTGGTTTCAGACGATGGAACGATCGCACTGATCAGACCAGCAATCACCGTCAGAACAACGAACGCAACGATAAGCAGTTGCCAAAGAGCCATGAGACCTTCCCCTGCACCTTGGAGGGATAGGCCGGAGTGTCCCCTGAGGCAAAAGAAAAGGCCCCGCCCGAGAGGGAGGAGCCTTGCTTTGGGCGAAACGCCCGATTTGCCTGATGTCAGGGATTACCTGTCCGGTGTCAAGCGGCGGCCGGTCATGAGCTCTCTGATAAGCGGGTTCGAAAGAACCTCGACGGGATCTTGGATTAGGATTTCTATCGGGTCACGCGAAGCATCGAAGCCCGCGAACACAGGGTGAAATGGACGCTTGTCCACCTTGAGGATGAAGCAGAGGCCGCCAATGTCGAACCGAACTATGCGCACGCCTGACAGTGTGCCTGTGGTGGGGATGACACCGAGCTTCATTCGTCTTCCGCGTCGCCTGTGGCCGGCCTCTAGAACCACCACTTCCAACGGTTGGGCATTATCAAAAACAACCTCTTGGATGCGTGTCAGGTACGGCCCCAAGCGTCGACCTATTTGCTCGAGCGCCGCGCCGTATCTCCAGACGACGATATGGGCAAACGCAACGAGAAGGTCTGGCCTTGGATTGGCGATTGCCAGGCTGGATGATCGGGGATGGTCGTCTACGATTCTGTCAAACCGCCGGCAGAATTTGATGGCGTACTGCTCGGGTACGTGAAGCACGGCTTCGTGAGTTCGGCAGAGAATAGCGTTGCTCCACTCGCCCGATTGATGGAACTGGGGCCCCACTGGCTCTGCTTTGATGGACACGACGTGTTTTGCGTCGCCGCGGATGTCGTGGGACAGGGCGGCCGGAAAAAGATGCGCCTTGACCGTTTCTGGAGAGCCGCACACGCGACATCGCTTTTCGACCATTCCGCCCCTCATTATCCTAGGCCGTAAGCGATAGCTGCACAGTCGAGCGCGACAATCAACGCCCCAGCGATCAGCGTTCGCATTGATCCACTGGAAGTCAGTGACAGCATGCTGCCGCCCTTCCCCGCCACCTCCCGCAGCGCCCAGACGGCCCGACCGAGCCGCTCTACGTCGCACTTGCCCAGCGCGCCACGGAACGTCCGGTCTTCCTCCTGGATCGTCGCCTCCAGATTGCGAACGAACTCTTCCCGCTCCCGGCGCTTCTGGGCGAAGCCTTCGCCGCCGCGGACCACATTGCGCAGGGCCGGGTCGAGCGTCGGAGGGGTCAGGCCCTTCTCCGGGTCCAGCAGCTCGTAGTCCGCTCGATAGCGGAGCCCAGCCGCGTGCTGGGTGCGGGTAATCGACCCAGCCGTCAGCAGCGTTTCCAGCCCGTCCCGCGACGCTCGCGGCGCTCCCCTCGCCTTCTCGTGGTTGGACACGCCAATGTCGAAGCCGCGCAGGGCTTCCAGGGTCCGCAGCTCTTCGAGGTTCGCCTTGGCGTCCCGCTCGAGGATGCGGGCGTCAATCTCGGCGTCCAGGGAGCGGAACATGCGCTGGCCGTCCCGCTGCTGGTCCAGGTCCGGCGACGCGACCTTCGCCTCGGCCGCGATGAACCGCAGCGCCTGGCTGTCGGTCAGCCGGACGCCCCGGATCGACACCGGCGCCGTGTTGTCGTTCGCCGCCTCGATGTTGTCGTTCGCCCCGATCACCCTCGGCATGGAGGGCTTGGCGTAGCGCTTCTGCTGGCGCTTCTTGGCGCGGTCGGCCTTGCTCATACGGTGACTCCTATGGCTACGGTTCGGAAAGCGTTGGGGAGGCGATTTTGATTCCAGATTGGCTTGAGCCTTGGTGGAACTGGTGGGCGAAGTTCACTGATTTGTTCGACTGGGAAGCTATCGCCGCGATAGCAACGGCCGCTGCGGTGGCATGGGCGCTCTATGCAGCCAGAAGCGCCCAAAGAACGGCTGTCGCCGAAGCGCATCGTCGATCCATCAACACGATGAAAGCGCTGCTTATCATCTGCGGAAGCGGCATCCACGTGGTCCAAATGACCCTGGCTGATGGAAAGAAGGCAAAGCTTACAGATGCAGAAGCGGCGACTGCCGTGTTGAGTGTCGACAACCTCAACGAGATACAACGCAACTTGGCCTCCTTCTCTCCTGCGGATCTGCACTCGACCGTAGCCATCGACTTGCTCATGTCGGCTCGCACTGGAATTCAGAACCTCCGCCAAACAATCGAAGCAGCCTCTAGAGGACATGATGTGGGCGGCGAGTTGTCGGGCTCCTTGGCCTACTGGGAGCGCCTCTTGACTGGGATAGCGACGGAGGTTGTTCGTCTCGGCGGAACTGCGGGCGCCAACGACAACATGATTGTTGAATTTTGGCTCAACAAAGTAGGCCAGGGACACTAGCGAAGCTTCAGTCAAGCCGCTTCTCCATTCTCGAACAGGTCAGGTTTAGCGTCATTGGCGGGCGGCGGGGCGTGCCCGAACTCCGCCAGCAGGGCGGCAGGGACGCGGCAAGCGGGATGGCCCGGCCTGGGCCCGGCATCGTCGGACGGCCAATGGCCGTTCAGGCGGTACTCCCGCAACCAGCGGCGCCAGCGGTCCGCCTCGGACGGTGCTGAGCGGCCTTGCGAGGCGGCCAGGGCCGTCTTCGGGGCGCGGTCGATCTCGGTTCGGCACCAGTTTCGCCACGCCGCCGGCCAGTCGGCGTAGCGGTGATCCTTGGCGATGCACTGATCGCGGAACCTTGCGGCGAAGCGTTGGACGTCGAAGTTCGCTCCGGCCTTGCGAGCCTTAGCCTGTTGCTCGGCGATCAACTCGGCGGTCGGAAAATCATCCGGGAGGGAGACCTTGGGCTTTCTGCGTCCCCCCTGGGGGGTAGGGGGGATAATCTCCTCTCCTCCTCCATCCTCCATCTGATCGGACTTTCCCGTACCGGTACGCGACTGGTCGCTTGCCGGTTTAGTTACAGTCGAAGACAGGCCGACATATTCTCCAATCTTTTCAGTGATCGGATGGATAGCGTTCGGCTTCTGCGGGCGCTGGAATTTACGGAAATCCTTGATCGCCCCGAAGCGCTTGCCCTCGAATTCGTACTCCTGAACAAGGTCCACCCCGAGGAGTTCGGCCAGCAGAGCTGCCGCATCGGCGCCATCGCCAGGAAGCAAACGCATCTTGATCTGCAGCGGCTTCCACTCGAACAGGCCCTGGTCGTCAGCATCTGTCCAGAGGCCGATGTAGAGGATGCGCGCGAGCGGGCTGCACGAGACCCACGCCTCGTCAGTGAACAAGCTCGGATGAACTGAGCGGATCCTAGCCACGATTGACGCCTCCCTCGAACGGAACAACCGCTGGGAGCACAGGCTCGATGACCAGATGGCCGCCATCGTAGACCGAGAGGTATCTCAGCAGGCCGTCGTTCTTCAGGTCGACGAGCGCTTGATGGACAACTGGCTCTTCGACATTTGCCATTTCAGCAAGAGCGTTCAGCGACGTCAGGCAGGGTACATATCCTTCGTCCTCGTCGGGCTGGCCGCTGTCGTGGACGACGTACACGAGCAGCAGCTTGTGAAGCGGGCTCCGCGTCTTGGCGCGAAAAGCAAAAGGTACAGATTTGAGGCTCATGCCGCGCTCCTGTCAGTGATGAGGTCGATCTCAGCCCGGTACTGCTGGGGCTCGGAGCCCTCGGAGCCGTGGCGGTTCTTGGCGATGATGACGTCCATCACCGTGCGCTTCAGGGCGACCTCGGCCTCCCAGAGCATGTGTTCCTCGGTCCCGGCCTTAGGCTCGGCCTTCTGCAGGTAATAGACCTCGCGGAAGGGGAAGAGGACGGCGTCGGCATCCTGCTCGATGGAGCCTGACTCCCGCAGGTCCGACAGCATCGGGCGCTTGTCGTCGCGCTGCTCGACCGAGCGGTTGAGCTGCGAAAGCAGGATGATCGCGATCTTGGCTTCGCGGGCGAGCGTCTTCAGAGCCCCGGTCATCTCCGCGATGGCGGAGGCCTCGTTACGCCCCGCCAGGGCAGGCCGGCGCATCAGCTGGAGGTAGTCGATCCCGATGGCGGCCAAGTCGCCGCGACGCTTCATGGCCCAGACGGCGCGGGAGACGTCCTCGACGGAGACCCCTGCCCTATCCCGCAGCCATAAGTTCTTCGGGATCTCGCCCTTCACGGCATGGAGGGTCTGCAGGTCAAACGAGGTCAGCGGCGCCACCTTGGCGATGTCCGAGAAGCTGACGGGCTGCTCATGCGTGGCTGTCAGGCGCGACAGGGCTCGGTCGTTCAGTTGGTCGGTGTCCATCTCCAGCGAGAAGCCCGCGAACAGCTTGGTCGGGTTCCGCAGGGCGGCGCCGTAGAGGACGTTGCCGAGAAGGGCCGTCTTGCCCATGCCGGGGCGCCCGGCCATGACGATCACCGATCCCGGCATCAGGCCGCCGAGGCGCTTGTCGATCGACGACAGGCCGGTCTGCACGCCCTTGGGCTTGCCGGTGGCTACTTCCAGCTCCAGCCGGTCCATACGCGCCTGCGCGGCGTCATGGGCGTTCAGGAACAGGGCGTCTTCGGGGGCCGCACCGCGCTCGGCCGCTTCCAGATCAGCACGAACTAGCGCCACGGCCTGATAGCCCGACAGTTCGGGATTGCGGGCTTGGAACATGGCCTGGGCGGCCATCTTAATCAGGCGGCGGCGAACGGCCGTGTCCACGATCTGCTCGGCGTAATCGCGCGCGTTAGCGAGCGGCGGCGCGCAATCGACCATGTCCGCCAGATAATGCAGCCCACCGAACTCCACGTACGCAGGATCATCCTGCAGACGGGTTTGAAGCGTCGTCGGCTCAGCCAGCTTACCAGCCACCACAAGCCCGTCGATGGCCGCGTAGAGCCTCTGATGGAATGGCTCGCTGAAGTCCTCAGCGGTGACGACGTCATGCACCTGCCGGTGGACGTCGTTGTCGAACATTAGCTGGCCCAGCAGGGCCTGCTCAGCTTCCAGGTTCAGCGGAAGGGCGTTGGCCGCTTCTTCTGCGTCGCGGGGATCATCCATCATGCCGCGCGCTCCGTGTCGAAGAGCGGGCCGGAACGGATGGCTTCGGCGCGGCCGACGGCGGCGTCCGCCCAGCGGGTCAGTTGCTCAGCCAAGGCCGGATAACGCTTGGCGCGGGTTTTAGCCTCGCGGCGCAGCATCCGGGCGTAGTTCAGTTCGAGATCGAGGAGGTCACGGCGGTTCATGCGCCACCTCCATCGATATGGTTCAGGGCGTCATCGACATCCTTGAACCGCCCGGAGGCGAGAAGCTCGATCAGCTCGGCAGTGACGCTGCCCATGCTGCGATAGACGCGGTCGTGCGGGACGCGTTCGTCGACGTAAACGATCTCGACGCCTTCGGTCGCGCCGGTGCGCTGCATGCCGGTCGCATCCCAATGGATCAGAACCTGGGGCCTCATTCCTGGCCCCCATCATTCGCCGCCGTCAGCCTGCTCCAAGCTTGCTCTGCCGCCGCGTTCTTTACGGCTTTTGGCAGGCGGTAGATGGCGCAGACGTCGGCAGCGACTGAGTTCAGCGCCGTGGCGGTCTCGACGCGGCCGATCAGGGGCCAGCGGAACTCGGCGGCGATGTCGATCAGGTCGCCGAGGAGCGCGGCCTGTTCCTTCGGATCGGCCACATCCTGCATCAGAGAGCGCACTGTCCGGCGCGCGGTCATGCGCAGGAACATCGCGCGAGACGAGCGCTCCTGTTGGTTGGTGGCGTTCTCCCGGCTGCGGTCGATCCGTTCAACGAGGTACTTCTCACGCTGGCTCACGCAGCCCTCCCCTGATCCCAAGGGGTGGACTCGGCGCGACGGGCCGGGCGCCGCTCACCGAACCCGAAAGCCTTGGACGCGGCGAGCACCCTGCCGACCGCTCGCTTATGGTGTGTCGGGCAGTAGGTCTCAGTCGCGCCAGTGGCGGCGGGATCGACCGGCTGGCCGCAGCACATCTGCCCGGCGCCCGAAACCTCTCCGACTGGCCATGAGCATTGGAACCGGCGGCGGTCGATCAGCAGGATCGAGGTGTCATTCGCAGCTTCAGCAAAGCCGTCGATGATCCCGGCGCCATGCTTGGCGAAATGCTCCCGCTTCTTGGCCGCCTCCTCAGGGCTGGAAGGCGCAAACCGGCCGAAGCTGGACGCTGGCGCAGGCTTGTCGATCTTGATGCCGCCGGTCGCCCGGTTGCGCGGGGCCTTCGGCTGGCGCGCGGCTTGGGCCGTGCCGGTATGTGTCTGGAAGTTCGCCGGAGCCGTCCGTTCGCTCAGGCCGAGGCGGTGAGCCTTGCCCAGCACAGCCGCGCGCGACTTGTTGCCCACGGCTTTCGCAATCTCACTAGCGGTCTTTCGCTCGGCCCAGAGAGCCTTGAGAGCGTCGACCTGATCTGCAGGCCATTCCTTGTTGTTGCCGTGGTGGGTCATGCTGCGGCTCTCCGCTGGAAGTTGATGGGGTCCCAGTGTCCGGCGAGGGTCGGGTGGCGCATCCGAAGTGCGCAGAGCCAGACACCGAAGGCGTCGGCTTCATCCGAGGCGTCCTCGCCCTGGTAGGTGTAGGTGTGGGGATCCAGGCCAAAGGCGCGGCAGGCAGCGACCATGGCCGGTTTCTTGGCGTTGCCCTTGCCGGTGAGGGCCTGCTTGACCTGAGAAGGCTGGAGTTCGGCGCACTCGACCCCTTGGCGATAGGCGATGCGTTCCAGCTCTCCAGCAAGACCCTGTAGCTTTCGGGTCGTGAGGATGCTGACGCCGCCCTCGACCTTCTTGGTCTTGGGGTTGAACTTAGCTCGGGGCAGGACCGGAGCCTCGAATACCACAAGGCTGGGGGCCACCTTGTCTAGTAAGGCCAGCATGCGGTCTTCGAAGTCAGCCAGAAAGCGCCCGACATCGTCACCCGTCGAGGGCAGGCGGAAGTGATCCAGCGTCGGAACTTCACCGGTGTCGGCGGCCCCGAAGCAGATGCCTGTCTGAGTGGCGAGGTCGAGCGCTAGCAGCATCAGGCCGCGTCCTGCTGATGCTCGGTGTCGTCGCGGTCGTCATTGGCCGCGTCCTCGATGTCGATCTGGTCGTCATCTTCGGCGACCGGCGCCTGGGCCAAGCGGGCGGCAAAGGCGCGGCGTACGGTGGCCTGCCCTTCCTCATGCCCTTCGCCATAGGACTGGATGCAGTCGTGCGGGCATTCCTTGGGCGCCTCGTTCGCCCAGCCCTTGCCGGCCAGACCATCGCGGAAGCCGATGTTGCGCCACTTCAGCTGTTCGCGGACCGGATCGGGCGTGGCGTCGGTGCCGTACAGCTCCAGTTGCGAACCGATGGGCTGGCGCATGGCCTCGGCGTACCAGTCGCGCTCGGCGTAGAACTGCTTGACCTCTTCCGGGGTCCATTCCAGCAGGCGGACCTGTTCGTCGAGGACGCCGAGCTTGACGCCCTTGGCCTTCAGGCCTTTGCGGAAAGCGCTGATCTTGGCGTTGAGCTTCTTACGCTCCTCATTGAGCTGGACCATCTCGTTCGCGGCCATGCGGATGTCGTCGTGGGACGCCATGCCATTGTCCGGCTCATTCGGAATGGCGCCGATCGTCCCTTGGACGTCGGGGTACTGGTCGTTGTCAGCTTCGAGCTTCTTGGCCATCTGGCCCTCCATCAAGACCGCTCAACGGGGCGGTCAGTCCCGTTCGGTCATCGCCAGAGGGCGAAGGGCTTGGCGTTGAACAGCGACGGCTTGCGCGCCAGACGCAGGAACAGCGCGTGTCCGATGATGAGCAGGAAGGCCATCACGCGGCCCTCTGCGGGGTCGGGCTCGCCGCTTCGATGGCCCGGCGAACACCACGGACTCGCTCGAGGGCTTGTTCAGCATCGCGCTCAGCGGCAGCGATGGCGTCGAGGTCATTGTTGGACAGGCGCCCGTCCGCCAGCGCCTCGCGGACGACGGCGACGACGTCCATGCTCTCCTGGGCGAGGTCGAAGGCGAGTTCCTTCAGACAACCCGTGAGCGGCTTGGGCTTGCAGAGGTCCGCCAGGGCGGCGCTGTAGATCGCCCGCCCGCAATGACGCTCCAGATCAACCATCACGTCCGCCGGCATCGTCGACGGCTCATTGGGGTTCTCGTAGTTCGACAGCGACGACCTGCGGACCCGGCAAGCCCTCGCCGCCTCCTCCAAGCCTCCACAGGCTTCGATGAGCTCTCCAGCGAGCCGGGCGTGTTCTCTGTGGCTGATCTTGTTCACTGGACGTTCCGTGGTCGTTTCCAACTGACCCGCGCTCTCGCTCAGGCGACGGTCGGGGTTGGCTGTTCGGGAGAAGGCGGTTGGGTTTCGTCGTTCGCGGCATTCGGCTTTTCAGCGGGTACGCGACCGAAGAAGGGAGCGAGCGTCCGCTGCGTCAGGTCACGAGCCTTTGCGGCCTCACGCTCAGCAGCGAGGACTTCGCGGATGGCTTCGATCTCGAACGGCAGCGCGCCGGTGATCGTCGCCAGCGCTGCCAGAGCATCGGTCTCGCGACCTTGGATGGCCAGTTCGTTGGCACCGATGATCAGGCCGTAGACCCTCCCGGCGTTGATCAGGGCTTCCTGACGTCGAAACTGGAGAGCGGCCGATGACAGCATGTCACGCCGCCTCGCTGGCGGGGGCGTCGTCGTTGGCCGCTTCCAGCCAAGCCCTCGGGGGGACCCCAAACTCATCCTCGACCTGCACCGCCAGCTTGAGGGAGGGCGTGCGCATGCCCGCCAAAAGCTGATGAGCGTAGGGCTTGCTCACGCCAATGCGCTGCAGATCGGTAGCCTTGAGGTCGCTCAGGTGCTTCGTCATGGCCCTGAAGATATGCAATATGCATACCTACTGGCAAGCGAAAAGGTATGCATTCTGCGTGACGACCCAAAAACCGGGAGGATGCAAAATGCCTACATGGCCAAGGACAATAACCATCTCGCTGCGTGGCGGACATTTCGGCACATGACCCAGGCCGAGCTGGCCGAGAAGGTCGACACCACGAAAGCGGTGATCTCGAACCTCGAAACCGGCGCGCGCGGTCTTTCGGATAAATGGCTGCGACGCCTGGCTCCGGCGCTAGGCACTACGCCGGGAATGCTGCTCGATCACGATCCCAACGACCTGCCGACCAATGTCCTTGAAACCTGGGCGGCGATTCCAGACGAACAGCGGGATCAGGCCCTAAAGGTGCTCCAGAGCTTCATGCGCAGCGGGACGAACGGATAACCAGACAGATCGAATGTCGGGCGACCTGCTGCTGACGGCGGACTGAAAGAACCTCGGGGGAGGAAGCGCGTCGATGCTCGTTACCGTAACCATTTAACAATACGCGGTTATTAGCTGTGCTCTAAGCGGGGCGGCGCCCTGGCAGCAATCAGGACGATATGACCGACACGACCTCCAACACCTTCTCGACCCTATCGGGACCTGTAGCCGTAGGCCCATATTTTGTCTCTTGGACGGCGCACGTTCGCCCCACGATCATCGCCCTAGTCTTCGTCGCAATCGGCCTCGCCATTGCCTACGCCATTCCGCTCATCGGCATTGCGTGGATTATCGGGTGGGTCTCTCTCTACGCCTATGGCTTCCTAGTCCGCCGGAGCCTGAAACTGTACGCAGACGAAACCGGTGTGTGGGTGTTCCAGGGTGTCTTGCCTTGGGCCAAGGGTACATCTGGAGTGAAGTGGCGTGATCTCGACGAAGCCGTCTTCTTCCCTGGATTCTTTGGCTGGATGTTCAAATCATACCCGCTGCGGATTGGCCACCGGTTCACGAAGTCCAGCGAGATTCTTCTCGGCCATATTCAACGTGGCGACCTTGCGGTGCAGGAGATCAACCAGCTCCACATCAGCATGGTTCGCAGCAGCGAGATAGACGACGTCCGCCGCTGACCCTCAACTTACCGGTGAGCGGATAACATCCGGAGACGCTCGAGCCGCGAGGACGGTTGGCAAGATGAGGACGACGATTCGAGGGACGCCGGATTAGCTTAGTCGGGCTGCAGGGCTAAGGATTGGACATGACCGAAGCTGAACTCTGGAAGCTGTTTGCCCAGCCGGTGATCTTCGCCCTCACCATGCTGGCTTTCCTCAAATTGTCCTGGAAAGGCCGGCTGCTTGGTGCGTTAGTCGGCGCCGCCATTGGCTTTTCCATTGGCTTCGTCTCTCTCTGGGCCCAACGCTCAGGGGCACCTTCGTGGACGGGCTGGATCAGTGCGGCGGTAATCCTAGCCTTGGTGGGTTTGCGAAATCTCAGTAGGCGGAGAAACGGCGCGCGATAGGCTAGGACTAGACGGCTAAGGCGAGGTTTTCTGGGGAACACGCGACGGGCCCTCGCCTTCTATCCTCAACGAGAGGAGAGACTGAATGGCCGCGCGGCTCAAGCTGTTCGAATGGTCTGACGGCTTCCACACATTCACCGTGGCGACCAGCTCCCGCCCGAAGGCACTAGCCGCCTGGGGGAGCAGCCAGGACCTCTTCGCCACGGGGCTGGCCAAGGAGGTTGACGAAAGCATCGACGCGGAGGTTGCCAAGGCTTCGCCAGGCACGGTGATAGAGCGCAAGCTCGACGTGAAGCTGCCAGCGGCAGCTCCCAAGAAGAATGCAGCGAAAAAGGCCAGACAGCCCAGCGCCGCCGATCGGAGGCGGGTGGAGGAGGCCCAGCACGCCTTGGACGAACTGGACACCACGCACGATGAGGCCGCGCGAGGGCTGGACGAAGAGCTGCAGGCCCTGAGAGCGCGCCGGGACGAGGAGCGGGCGGCCTATCAAGCGGAGCGAGAAAGGCTGCTGGCTCGCTTGGAGAAGGCGCGCGCTAAGCTCTAGTCCTCGTCGTCTTCTTCATCGTCATCGGCCTCGAAATCCGCGAACACGAGCTGCATCTCGACCCTCACCTCGTCCATGGTCTGCTGCACCCATGCATGAAGCGCGCGGACGGTCTTCTCGGCCGACACGGCATCCGGCGAGAACAGGCGCTCCATGACGTCGGTCAGGGCTTGGTTCCTGCCCATGAGGACGCCAGCCCGATAGATCGGGTCGTCCGAAGGGTCGATGTCATCTTCGTCCATGGCGTCAGGCTATGCCCGGCGCTCGGCCTTGTCAGCCCCGCTCGCAGCCTACCCCGTCGCCATCGCGGTCCAGATGCGGCCCATAACCCGGCTGTCCACGGCGCACGGGCGCCTTGCCTGCCGCCCTCGCCTCCGCGCAGTTCCTGAAGGCGCCGCCTGAACTGGATCCTGAACCAATAAGGCCGCGCGCCTGGCTGGGCGGAGCGGATCGCGACGATCCGCTACTGGTTCCCCGGTGGCAGTGGTAGCCGCCGTTCTTCCGGTCGTTGTGGCAGCCTTCGGCGTTCAGTCCGCCGGGATGGGCCGTAGCCGCCAGGGGCAGGGCCAAGACTGCGACCGACGCCGCGAAAACCAGAAGCCTCATACGCCCCTCCTCCGAAACAGAACGACGCTATCTAGTCCTGTACGGGAAGTTGTGTCACGCCGCCTCTTCGTTCCGTTCCTTGCCTGCCAGCGGTTCGATCTGGGTCCAAGTGTCCCCGCCGACGCTGCAGTCGATCTTGAAGTAGGCTATCTCCTCCGGCGGAGGGGCGGGCTCGATGGCCGGAACATCGCCGAACACCTTGAGCATGTGGGGATCCTCCCACAGGTCGATATCGGGATAGCCCGCAACCGAGAAGACCGCGACGCCGTTGGCCCCGGTGAATAGGGCCTGGCCGCCCTCGACCGCGCGCTCACGGTTCAGAAACTGATGCACCTCTCCGCCTTCAAGCCGTCCGCCTCGGCTCCAAAAGGCCTGTGCGCAGTAGATCGTTTTTCTGGCCATTCTGGCTCTCCTTCCCGTCCATCGTCGCGTTAACGAATCAAGGTTCGCGGTCAGAAGTCGAGTCTGCGCTGCCGCGCATACGTCCGCTCGTGTCGTGGGTCGGACCGATTAGGTATGCAAATCGCAAACTTTCTAGTTGCGCTGTAGATATGCAATATGCATACTCTCTCCATCAACCGGAGAGACCTCATGTCCATCCAATCCACGAACGACCGCGTCCAAGCGCCTGACCTGGCCGCCAACGACGACGCACCGAAACTCAACAAGCGCCAGCTCGCGAAAGCCGCGACGCGCGAAAAGCTTCTGCACACCGCCCGCGTCCTCTGGGCCCCGGCGGGTAGCTATGAACCCGTCACCATCCGCGACATCGCCGCTGCCGCTGGCATGTCCACCGGTTCGATCTTCGCCAACTGGTCGGGCAAGGAAGCGCTGTGGCGCGACGCCATGGGTTACGAGCCGCCAGTTGACTGCGAGGCCGTCCGCGCCGCGCTGAAAGCCCAAGCCGCCCAAGCACGGTGGGCTGCGTAAATGGCCACGATCACCCCCGACGAAGCCCGCCGTCAGCTGCAATGGCTCAGCGGCCAGAACGAGGTCGGCACCGCCGCCCGTCAGGCCGAACTGCGCGCCATTTTGGTGTCCGCCGATGAAGTCTTCGAGACGGACCCGGTGAAAATGCTCGCCATGGCCGATGCGCTGGAGCGCTGGGCCGCCGAGTACGAAGAGCAAGGCCGCGACTTCCAGGCCGCCGAGAACCGCGAGAGCGCGGCTCGCTATCGCCGCTGCGCCGCTCGGGCTGAGACCGCCAACGACAACGCCGAGATGGGGAGGGCTGCTTGATGGCTGGTCCTTTCATCGAAGGAGACGTCGTCCGCCACACCCAATGCAAATGGACGGCGATGGTCGTCCGCTGCGACGGCCAGACCCTGATCCTGGAAAAGGACGGGTGCGCTGCCGACTACTCCAACCTCGACGACTTCGAACTCGTCACGCCTGCAGGAGGGGAGTGATGCAACACGTCTCCGAAATCATGCCCGGCGTCGTCGCCGGGATCGCCAAGGCCGGGAATGTGAACCTCGCCCTGGTCCCGCCCTCGAAACTGCCCCTCTTTAAGGTCGAAGGCCCGAAGATCCTGGACCGCCGCACCCGGCGCCGGATGACGGTCGATCAGGCCACTCAGGAAATGCTGCGGCTCGCGGTCGAGTTGGCTGCGGCCGAAGACCCCGGCCTCCTGATCCCGGTCGTCAATGCGCTGGCCTGGGCCATCCGGGACGCGCGGGAAGCCGAGAACGACCCCCTGCCGCCGGCAAGCATGGCGAGGGCCGCCTGATGCAACTCGAGACCTCGAACCGCCGCATGCTTGCGACGTGGGCTGTAGGCTAGTCCG